GCAAAGATATAATATTTCTCTTGTGAAATTTTCTGGGCCTAGTGCAGTGACGTCAGCGTTAAGTCTATCAGATGAACCCCAATAGTCTCTCCAGTCTGACTCTTTGTATCCACGTCTTTTGTTTTTCTTGCCTTTGAGTGGTGGTTTAGTAGTTTTAAATTTGGCTAGTTTCTTGCCTATGTATTTTTGCCCAGTAGTTAGATTGGTAATGAGATAAACAAAGCCTTCATACTCGTCTGGTATTGTATCGATTGGTTTGCCTTCATAAGTCCACTGCATAGTGGTACTTATTATTTGTCTGTTTTTTCTTCTTCTTTCTTGATTTGATAAGTTTTGTGTATCTCATCCATACGCTCTTTAGCAAGATTACGAATTTCTCGTAACCATCTTCTACTAGCCGCGTGAGTGCGATGAGATTTTCTACTTTCAAATGCTTCATTTGCCTTATAGTATTCTAAATATGCCTTGGTTAATTTATCGTGTGTATCGTCTTTAATCATTCTATAACTTCAACATCATTTTCGTAGTTTGTAAAGCCATTTTCCTTTACAACTTTAAGAATAGTGTTTACTCGTCCTACTAATTCATCCTTATGTGATATCAAAAAGATGTTTTTATCACGTTCACGTGCAAACTTTTTAAGCACTCCTAAAGAACTTTCAACACCAGCAGTATCCATACCACTATCAATCAGTTCGTCAATGAATAACAAGTTGATATTCTGGTATAGGCTTTCCCAAACATCACGGAATGCAAAACTTAGTCCAAGAATTAAGCGGTTACGTTCACCTCTTGACAAGTTATCAAAATCTAAGTCTTGTCCTAGCTGAGTAATTTCTACATTTAGGTCGTTTTGGAACACAACTTGGTGAGGTAAGCCTAGTTTGTCAAGATAGTATGTTAGCCTATTGTTTAGGTATGCTAGATTTTGCTCAATAATCTTTTTGCGAATAAAACTATCTTTGTTTGTAAGCAGTTTTAACAAGAACTCTTGATGATCTTTAAGATTAGTAAGCTCATTAACTGCGGACCAGTCAATTTCTTGTATTGCTTCTTGTGTTAGTTCTTCTATCTGTGCTTCGTACGGATCAGCTTCGTCGGTCTTATTTAATACAGATTGTTTTAAATTATCTACATTGTTTCGATGTTCGTATGCTTCTTTAGCAGATTCATAAAAAGTATTAGGCTTTCCGTTTAATTCGCCAATATCTTCAATACCTTTTAATACCTCTGTTAGTTTGCTGTTTACTTCTGTTTGATAGGCAATTGAATCTTCTAATTCTTTTGCTTTTTCTTCTAAAATTTCTTGTTTTTTATCTTCGTGTAGAGCTTGTCCACAGGTATAGCACGTAGCATCTTCGAGATTTAAGACGTCTTTTTCAATCTTTTTAATACGTTTGTTAGCTTGTAATAGTGCTCCGTCTAGTGTGCTTTTTTCTTTATTAAGAGCCAAAACAGCATTATTCATCTCAGTCCAACTAGCAAGTTTTTCGTGAGACTCGAGCTCTGCTTCGATATTTAATTCTTCTAAATTTTCTAAACTTTGCTGTAGTTTGCTTAGATCTTGTTGTTTTTTAGTATTCCACGCACTTTGTTTAGTACGTAAACTACGAATAGTTTCTTCAATGTGTGCGTTTGCACTATTAATAGCATCTATCTTAAGTGTTTCCTGAGTAATGCTTTCTTTAGTAACACGTATTTGTTCTTTGAGAGCATCTGCCTTTTCTGATAGTATAGTAATTCCAAGTAATTGTTCAATAATAGCACGTTGATCGTTAGTTCTCATAGCTAAGAAAGGCTCGGAGTATGTGTTAAGTGCAACAATATGCTTAAACATATCGTGACTCATACCTAACAAGGTGTCAATTACTTTTTGTGTTTCTCTGCTATCGCCTTGCGATTCATCTTCAGTATCTTGTTCTTGATTATCGACAAAGAATTTTAAGAATGTAGGCGAACGACCTCGTTCAATTCTATATTCTACTCCATCTTTTTCAAAATCAAGAGAAACAACCATACCTTTGCTGTTAGTTTTATTAATTAAGTTGTTGCGTTTAATGTTGGTAAGTGCAACACCATACAGAGCATAACTGAGGGCGTTTATGATTGTGGTCTTGCCCGTACCATTTCTTGATCCTGCGTCATCGCCGCCTTGATCTAAGTTTTCGCCAAGTACTAGAGTTAGCTTCTCTCGTGCAAAGTCTACTGCTTGAGTCTGGTTACCCACACTCATAAAATTCTTAACTGTTAAGTCTTTTACTTTAATCATTTATAGCTCGCTGTAGATGTCTAATAACATTTTTTTGTTAAAGTTGTCGCTATCAATAGCAGTAATTTCTTTAGATACAATTTCGTCAACACTTTCAAACTTAGTAATGTCTAAATCTGTAGTGATTTCTTCAATTTGCTTTTGTGGAATAAGTGTAATTTCTCTACAACCGTGTTGCGAGATATACGTTTCTTTAATAAACTGTGCTTCTTCGTAACTAATAGGCAAGTCAATAGTAACACGCAGGTACATTTTAGGTTTAATAATATCTGCATTAGGATCTAGAAGCTGACTAAGTTTAACTGTACGATATTTAGGACAGTTCCACCAGTTAATGTACTCAGGTTCCTTGCCGTTTTCTTTGTCAAGGATCATCATACCACGTTCATCGTCCCAAGCATCTGCATAGTTGTGCGGAAATGCATTACCAATGTAGTGAATTTTACCTTGTACTTGACGTTTATGGAAGTGTCCACTAAACACATAGTCTTGATTCTTAAAATGATCGGGTTTTAGATCGCCGTGGTCTGGCATTTGAACCATTGCATTCATATAAAAGTGTGGAAGTTCAAAATGTCCAAACATATATTTGGATTTAATTTTTTCCATTTTCTTCCATTCGTCGCCTACTAGCCAAGGCACAAGTGCTACATCATCTTCTTCGTAGATTTCGTCTACAAAGGTAACACCTTCGATGTGTTTTCCGAATATAGTTGAACTTACATCACGTTTATCTTTATAATATAGGTCGTGATTGCCTACAAACATATAAAATTTGTCAAATGCTTTGCCTAGTTTTTCTAAACTGCGAATTGTTGCATCCATTGTGGTTAGATTTAGACTGTTACGATTATGGTGCCAGTCTCCGCAAAAGATTGCAGTTTCGCAACCGTGTTCTTTTGCTTGCTCGATAAACCAATCTACGAATTCCTCGCAATCGTTGTTATGTACTTTACTGTTGCCTTTTAAGCCAAAGTGTATGTCTGTAAAGACAGCCGCTTTTTTAAACAAAATAAGTTCTCCATACTAATCAGTTACTATAATAAAGTCTTTGTAAGAAAAAGTCAACCTTTATTTTGTTTCCAGCCCTTCTCGTTTCATTGCGGCTTCCCATTCACCGACCATTTGTCTAGTATGACTAGGATTCATATCGTTCATTTCTAAGATGTCGTCTCTAATATTTTGATTACGCTTTTCAATATTAATAACTCGAACAAATGAATTAGTAACTGCCGCTGTGTAATATGCAAAAGGGTTTTGGCTTTTAGATTCGTCAAATTGCAAACCAATTTGTGCAAGTTGTAGGATTGCCTGCCCTCGCATTTCATCATTGTAGGTATATCCACGGACGTTACCTCTAGTTGCATAGCGATCACACAGTTTCATCCACATTCTAGCTAACTTTTCTGTTGCTTTTCCTGCTTTTAGTTCAAAGTTTCCATTTTCCATTCCACCGACCCAATGACTTTTACCTACAAGCACTAATTCTCCATCGTCATTAAACTTATAATGTTGAAAAGGTGGAAAATTTAATTTTACTTTTGTGTCTGCTACTGTTTTAGGATTCTTTTTACGACCTGGCTCTTCAGGAATATGATCATAGGTCATTATACGGAAGATTAATTCTTCTTTTGTAATTTTTTTATAATCAATTGCGCAATCTGCTTGTTTAACACGCTCGCCAGCGGCCTTTCTTGCCGCGTAATCAGCATCACCTAATCTCTTTGCTTTATTTCTTTTTGCTTCGGCAATGGTTCTTATGTTAATTTTGTCTGTGCTATCAAGAATAATATCAAATTGATGATATTCCGGGTCGACAAAACTACAGAAACTCGACTTTGATTTGTGTATTTCTAATAACAAATCCTTATTATTTAAATAATTTATTTTTTTCATCATAACTCCAAGTTTAGATAACTATTATAATATACGCAGATAATTTTGTCAACTAAATAATGTATATAGGAGACACTTATGGCAAACGACCCACAAAGTAGCGTACAAAATTTTGTAGGTTCTGCTTTACAAGCAGGAGAATCAGCATTAAATAATGTTTCTGCAACAGTATCGCAGACAGCAACAAATTTAATATCAGACACCGGTTTTGGCAAAGCATTACGTTCCATTGGTTTATTACCTGGCGCAGTTCCTACTACGGGTACTGAATTTACAGATGCTAATTGGGGTTCAAAAACAGATTTAGACTGGAGAGTACGACTATCAGTTCCAGACACATACAAAGCTAGTCCTATGCTAAGACCTTTGTTAGAAACTGATGGTATGATATTTCCTTATACACCACAAATTATTGTTGAACACTCTGCAAATTATAATTCACTACATCCTACACATAGTAATTATCCTTTTCCTGCTTACCAGAACAGTCAAGTGAGTTCTATGACTATTATTGGTGATTTTTTGATTGAAAATGCACAAGAAGGAGCATATTGGATAGCCGCAGTACATTACTTAAGAACAATTACTAAAATGGCATACGGTGCCAGTTCAAATCAAGGGTCTCCGCCGCCTGTTGTAAGGCTTAATGGATACGGAGATTTTGTTTTTAAAAATGTTCCTGTTATAGTTACTATGTTTACAGTAGATTTACCTAGTGACGTTGATTATATACAGGTTGGGTTAGGAGAAAATGGTTCTTGGGTTCCTACTAGAAGTAACATTAATGTTACAGTTCAACCTATATACAGCAGAAAATCTATTACTGAGTTTAGTTTAGATGCTTTTGTTAACGGAACATATATCACCAGTGGAAAAGGATTTATATAATGGCAAATTATGAAAATTCATCACCGTGGGCTTCGACAAAAATTGTTAATAATCTTTATTTGGACTTATTAACAATTCGTCCAATTCCAGCTGAACCTGATGATGTTTTATATAAAGTTCAACCTCAGTACACACATCGACCAGATTTGTTGGCATATGATTTATATGGTAGCTCTAAACTTTGGTGGGTATTTACACAAAGAAATATGAATATTCTAAAAGATCCTGTTTATGATTTAGTTGCAGGAATTGAAATATTTTTACCTCAAGGCCCGGCACTATCAAGGCAACTAGGAGCATAATATATGGCAATACAAACAGATGCTCAAGGACGCCCAGTACAAACACCATCCGGAAATACTATAACAACTACTGCTTCTAATATTGCTAGTGGTGCAAGTAGCACAGCAGTTAATGCCGCTGCCGGTACTGCTGGAATTATTGTTGGTGGTGCTGGTGCACTTGCGTCTGGTGTTGTAGGTTCGGTGGTAGGAGCTACAGTTGCTCCAGTTATAGAAGCCGCTCAAAAAGTTGATCAAGTTGCGCAATTAATACAAAATCCAACACTAGGCGGAGCGTTGGCATTATTAGGACAAGGTTTTCCACCTTATGCCAATACATTAGATCAGTTTGCAAGTTACAATTATATATTTTCGTTATCTGCACTTACAAACTTTGAATTAAACTTTCCTTTAAGTTATAGAACTGTTGGCCCATTAGTACAAATTATTAAAAGCGGTGGTACAGGCGGCAAAAAGATTCCTACAATTTTTGAAACTGATGGACAACGAGAATTTTTTATTGATAATGTAAACATTGATACTTATGTTGCACCAAACTCAAGATCTCGTCATTCAAATGCAATGTCAATTAGCTTTGATGTAACAGAACCATATTCAATGGGTCAATTTTTTCATAACTTAAAGACAGCGGCTCTTGTAGCAGGACATTTAAATTATTTACAAGCACCATTTTTACTAGGTGTTGAATTTATAGGCTATGACGATGAAGGTAATGTAAGAGAACCATTTTTTGCAAAAAGATATATTCCTTTTAGATTTGTCGGTATCGATATGGCTGTTAATGAAGGCGGTGCCATATATTCGTGCCAAGCAGTTCCATACAACGAAATAGCACTATCAGATAATAACAATAGAACAAATACAGACACTGATATTAGAGGAAGATCTGTAGGAGAAGTATTAATGACTGGTGCAAACAGTTTATGTAGTGTATTAAACGAAGCATCAATACGATTACAGCAGTCTGGTCAACAATTTGCGGCCGACCAATATGTAATTAGTTTTCCACAAGGTAGTGCAATGTCAGACGCTGTAGGAAGTGTAACCACAGCAGGAAGTGTTGTTGAAGCAGGAACTACTAGACAAGCGTTGTACGAATCATTAACTGGTATTGCTGGCGGCGAAATACCTCCAGAACTTGATCAAAAATTACAAGCACTAAGCGGAGTTAGTGTACCTCAATCCGCACTAGGAGAAGCAATTAAAGCAGAAGCAAGTGATGCTACTAGATGGAATAACATTGGAAAATCTCCTATTGTAAAAAGTTTTCTCGACGGTGGAAATATGCCGTTTGCTGAACCTGTCTTTGTAGAAACAGAAAACGTCTCAGGCCAATTCCAAAGAGGTCGAGTTCAAATGAGCGATACTAACAGGAGATTTACATTTAAGTCTGGCGAATCTATCGAAGAAATAATCCAAGAAGTTATTTTGAGTAGTGATTTTGCTAGAAGATTAACAGATCAAACTCCTGACGCTCAAGGAAGGGTTAATTGGTTTAGAATCGAAACACAGGTATTTAATGTTACTAATCCGCTTGCAGAAGGACAGCTTGGTAGAGCACCTAGAGTGTTTGTTTATCGGGTTGTGCCTTTTAAAGTCGACAGTGCAAAAATAGAAGGACCTAAGGCTAATATATTTAAAACGTTAATTAAACAAACTCAAGCAGTTAAAGCATACAATTATATCTACACAGGACAAAATAAAGATATTATAGATTTTGATATTAATTTTGATATTGCATTCTTTACAAACCTTAATAATGATAGGGGACAAATGGGTGCAGATTCTAAAAAAGTAGACGGGACTGCCGAAGGCGATGCAGATGCAGTGTTAGTAACTAATCAAGGCGGCACTGGTCCAGATGGTAATCCAACGCTTAATAACTCTTCAGGACCAAATTCAGGAAGAAGAGGCGGCGGCGCAAGACAACACGTTGAAAATGCTGTTGCTCGAATGTTCAATGATGCTATACTTAATACTGACAACGACTTAATTAATGTCACGCTAAAAATTCACGGTGATCCGTTTTATATTGTTGATGGAGGAATAGGAAACTATCTAGGAATTGAAAACCCGTTACATTCACAAATTACCGTTGATGGGGCTATGAACCCTCGGAATGGAGAAGTTGATGTTATTTTAAGTTTTAGAACACCAATTGATTACGACGGTGACGATGGATTTGTAAAATATCCTTTTGGAGGTTTCCTTCCGGTAGCAATGTTTAGCGGAGTATATCAGGTTATCACAGTAAACAATGTTTTTAACAAAGGACAATTTACTCAAGAATTAGACCTAGTAAGAAAGCGTGGACAAGAGTTAGGAAGCCTAAAAGACATTGCATCAAGTGTTGGTGGATTGTTTAGTGATGCTAAAGCAATGGTACAAGGAAGCGTTGCAAACATATTAGATAGAACTGAAGGAAATCAGCAGTAATGGCAACCGAACAAAGAACCCAACCAAAAGATAATTTACCTTCCGGAATTTACCTTGGGTTAGTAATAAGTCATCTTGATACTAAATTTAATGGTTCGTTGGAAGTAGAAATATTAAAAAGGACCGACTCGGGAAACTTATCTGCAAGAACAGGGCAAATTGTACAGGCAAAGTATCTAAGTCCATTTTCGGGTGCAACACCATATAAAGATATGACTCGTAATAGTGGTTGGAATAATACACAAAAAGGTTATGGATGGTGGGCAATCCCGCCAGATGCTGGTTCACTTGTAATGGTACTTTTTGCTGAAAACAACTATAGTCAAGCATATTGGATAGGTTGCGTACAAGACGAATTTATGAATTTTATGATTCCGGGAAATGCGTCTACTACGTATAATGACAAAGATAGATCAAAAGCACTGCCTGTAGGTGAATATAATAAAAAAGTTGAAACAGGAACAGGTAGAGATCCAACAAAATTTATAAAACCTCATAACCCGTTTGCTTTTGAAAAACTTGAAGAAGCAGGACTAACAACAGATCATATTAGAGGAACAACAACTTCTAGTGCAAGACGAGAAGTTCCCAGTATGGTGTTTGGAGTTAGCACTCCGGGACCGGTAGACCGTAAAGGACCGACTGCTAGATATGGACCTGCTGGATCTGAAAGCAATGTTCCGTTTAGTAGATTAGGCGGATCTTCGTTTGTTATGGATGACGGAGATATGAGCCTGTTAAGAAAAAATCCGCCATCGGGCAAAGATGGAGACAAGCTAGAATATGCAAGTGTTGAAGAAGGTAGCAGAGAAGGAAATGAATACTTTCCGGCTAATGAGCTTATCAGATTAAAAACAAGATCTGGACATCAAATATTATTACATAACACAGAAGATTTAATTTATATTTCTCACGGTAGTGGAAACAGTTGGATTGAAATGACCGGCAACGGAAAAATTGACGTTTATGCAAAAGATAGTATAAGTTTTCATACAGAAAATGATTTCAATTTTAATGCAGGTAGAGATATTAATTTTAGAGCCAACGGTGATATTAATTTAACAGCAGATGTTAATTTTAGAGCAACGGCTCGAGAAGACTTTGAGCTTTATGCAGACAAAAATGGAAAAATTCGTGCAGGAGAGGACACTAATATCTATGCAGGCGGCAACCATAAAGAAACTACTGGAGAAGGCGGCAAAATTTATATGAATAGTGATAACGCGGCTGAAGAAGCATCAAGAGCACACATTCCTAAAAGAGTTCCTAGACACGAACCTTGGAAATATCACGAAAATTTAGATCCTAAAGCTCACGTTCCTGATGAAACAAAAGCATTAGATCCAAGCGAACAAATTTCTGGCAGAGATAGAGGATATGAAGAACCAAACGAGGAAAATTTTGTATTCCCAAACATTCCAGATACATTTAAGAGGCCAACATAAATTAAGGTAAATACGGTATGAGCAGTTTAGAAAAAAAATTATATAAACAAATCGCTGTACAGGCTAACAATATTAAAGATAATGCTGCCGGCGGTGTCCCTACCTATAAAGGGTTTAGTACAATAGATACTGATAGCAAAAATCCTAATCTTTATGATATAGCTCTAATTAAACAAGATCTTATTAACCATTTTCACATTCGACAGGGTGAAAAACTTAGTGATCCTGAGTTTGGAACAATCATATGGGATATACTTTTTGAACCATTAACAGAAGATACAAAGAATGCTATTATTTCTAATGTTTCGAGAATTATTAACTATGACCCTAGAGTTAAAGTTAATCAAATTACTGTAGATACTTACGAAAGTGGCATACAAATAGACTGCGAGTTAGTGTATTTGCCGTATAGTATTGTTGAAAAATTACAAATGAAATTTGATGAAAAGGCCGGATTTATAAATTAAGTGCGTACTTTAAAAATCAAATAAATATAGTATAAGAGATTAGGAAAGCACAGATGTCGTCCACAGATAGACAAAACAGATTATTACTAGCAGAAGATTGGAAGCGAGTTTATCAAACGTTCCGCAATGCTGATTTTCAGAGCTATGATTTTGACAATTTACGTCGAACAATGATTAATTACCTCCGTGAGAATTATCCGGAGGACTTTAACGATTATATTGAATCAAGTGAATACCTTGCACTTATTGATCTTATTGCTTTCCTAGGTCAAAATATTGCATTCCGTGTTGATTTAAACTCTCGTGAAAATTTTCTTGAACTTGCTGATAGACGAGAAAGTGTACTACGTTTAGCAAGGTTGCTTTCTTATAATCCTAAGAGAGTACAAACTGCAAATGGTTTATTAAAAATTTCTAGTGTAAGAACTACTGAAGAAGTATTTGACAGTAATAACGTAAATTTACAAAATCAAACTGTTGTATGGAATGATCCTGCAAATGCTGATTGGAATGAGCAATTTACTAAAGTATTAAATGCTTCATTACCGGTAAATTCAACAGTTGGAAGGCCTGTTAAAAGTTCAGACGTTAACGGTATACCAACGCAACAATATAGACTTAATAGTACAAATACAGATTTACCGGTATATAGTTTTACCAAAACAATAGATGGTAGGGCAACAAGATTTGAAATTGTATCAACAGATATTTCTAACGATAATATAGTTGAAGAATCACCATTTCCAGGAAATAATTTATCAATACTTTATAGAGATGATGGAAGAGGACCTTCAAGTTCTAATAATGGATATTTTTCACACTTTAGACAAGGGTCATTAGAAGAAGGGTTGTTCACAGTAAATAATCCAATATCAAATCAAACAGTTGCTATTGAAGCTCCAAATATTAATAATAACGATGTTTGGTTATATAGTTTAGATAGTTTTGGTAATGAATCGTCTTTATGGACTAAGGTTGATGCATTAGAAGGTAACAATGTTATCTATAATAGTGTGTCAAAAAAGAATAGAAAAATTTATAGTGTTTTAACAAGAATAGACGACAGAATTAACTTAGTTTTTACTGATGGAGTATTTGGCGATCTTCCTAAAGGTTCATTTAAAATATTTTATAGAACTAGTCGAGCAGATAGAGTAATTGTCACACCAGAAGATATGAGAGGTGTTTCGATAACAATTCCATATTTAAGTAGACTTGGTAGAGAAGAAGAAATTACTATTACCTACGAATTAAAATATACAGTAGATAATAGCAGTCCTAGCGAATCTAGTGATAGTATTAAGCGTAATGCTCCGTCTACATATTACACACAAAACAGGATGATAACGGGTGAAGATTACCAAGTTGCTCCTTTAGGAATCAGTCAAGAAATTATTAAATCTAAAGCAGTTAATAGGACATCAAGTGGTATTTCAAGATATTTTGATTTAATTGATGCTACAGGAAAATATAGCCAAACAACATTATTTGGAAACGACGGTGTTGTATATAAAGAATATTTAAATCTACTAAAAACTTTTACATATACAACTAGAACAGATGTCGAAGGCGCAGTAGAAAATATATTAACCCCTATTCTTAATAATAAAAAATTAAGAAACTACTATCACGATAGTTTTCCAAAGGTATTAACAGGTGACTTAGGAGTTAATTGGGTTCAAACAACAAATGAAACTAATTTAAGCACCGGATATTTTAAAAACAGAGAACAAGTAAAAAGTAAACTAGGTAGTTTTACTGAATCTATATTAAAATTAGTAAAACCAAATAATATGGTTAAACTAGAAGCTCCTGCAGGTTTTTATTTTGATACTAGTTTTGAAAATCAAATTAAACAATTACCTACTTCAGGAAAACTTCCAAAATTTGGTGTATTTTATAAATGGGTTAAAATTATTAGTGTAAACGGAACTGGTGTTGAAGACACCGATGACGGATACGGACCAGTTTCGTTTAATGATATAATTCCTACAGGAGCATTATTAGTAGAGATCAAACCTACT